CTGTTGAGGCAGGTAAAACATATTATATTAAAGTTGGTACAGATTATAAAAATACAGGTAATGTTGGAGTTGTTTATAATAATTCTAATGCTACTAATTTCCAAGTAGGAGATTCAAATACAAAGCCAAACTTTTTATTTCAAGATCAATTAATAAAGTTTAATTATAGAGCAGCAGGAGAAGCTACAAATTTCTATGCTGTAGTAGACTATTTAGTTGGTAGAATTAAAAGTGTAACTCCTTCAGGTGAATATCAAATTCTTGAGCTTGAAATAGTAAAAGGAACTGCAAGTTCTGTTGATCTTATTGGATCATCTGCAACAGTTCTTTGGACAACTAGTACAAATACTCATGACAAATTGATATCTTCACAATTAGAAGCAGCTAGAGCTTATGTAGTAGGTACTGCACATGCTGAAGGATCTGGATATCCTGAAACTTGGTTTGATCAGCCATATTCAACAGGATTTGGTTTAACTCAAATATTTAAAACATCTTGTGCTATGACTAATACTGCAAGAGCAACTGTTCTTAAATATGAACCAAATGAATGGGCAAGAGTATGGAAAGACAAGTTAATTGAGCATAAATATGATATTGAGCAAACTTTATTATTTGGTAAACAACAAGAGCTAAATAATGTTCAATATACTCAAGGTGCTGTTGACTTTTTAACAAGTTATGCTAATACCTTTACTTTAGATTCTAATACTAAAACAACAGATGATTTCTTGGATGATATGTCACAATATTTAGATCCAAGATTTAATAATTCTAATGCTACAGTATTTTTCTGTTCTACAGCTATTTATAACTGGTTGCATAAATTAGGTGGATACTTCAAAAATAATATGGAAATATCAACTAACTTTAGTGCTGACTTAGCTGTTACTGGCAGAAAGAAAGTATTAGGATTAGATACTACTACAATATCTACAGTATATGGTGATATGAATGTTGTAAGAAATATTCATTTAGATGGAACTGCTGTTAAGATTCTAGGTATTAACATGAAACATGTTAAATATAGACCACTTGTAGGTAATGGGGTAAATAGGGACACATCAGTATATGTTGGAGTCCAAACACTTGAGAACTCTGGTGTTGATAGAAGAGTTGATTTAATCTTAACAGAAGCTGGGATGGAGTTTTCAATGCCTGAATCCCATGCTATCTGGACTTAAAGGAAAGGAGATAAATTATGGCTAATCCAAATTATGGACAAAATAAGTCTGATTTTAATATTCAAGATGTAGTTGATCTTTTTAGACCTGATCAAATTGGTCAAGTTGAAGGAAAAGGATTTATAGCTAAAAAAGGTACAGTCTCTTTTTCTGGTGGTGATACTTCTACAGTTAAAACAATGATATCTTTTGGTACAAATACCTCTGTATGGGGTGGATTTGTTAGAGTAGAAGGAATTGGAAATAATAGCGGATCTCTTGATTTTGATCTTGGATTAACAGCTGGAGCTGGAGACTTTGGCACTGCTTTTGGAGATAGTGGCGATGGTGTATATGCAATCAAAGCACATGATTTCATATCAGCTTCATCTGAAGATTGTCACTTTTCAATTGATGCTAATAGTATACCATCTTCTGCTACAATAACAGTAACAGTTGTTTTAATTACAGCTGTTGCACCAGCATCATCATAAAGGGGGTATTAAATGTCTAGTAAATACTGGGTAGCTAATAATCCTAATAGTGAAATAACTGATACTAAAGCACAAAAGTTAGCTGAATTATCAGCAACTACTACATCTTTAGCAGAATTAAATTCACTCGATGCTGGTGATGAAGTGCAATGTACTGTTACACCTGCTGCAACTTCTGGCGATAATGGAGCAACAATAGAATTTGTAGTTCAATTCAATGATGGAGATGGTGTTGCATTAACTGAAGCAATAGGTTTTACATATTATGTATCGTCACTATCTACTGGTTTAGATTTAGATAGTGCTGTTACAACCATTGCTGATGGAGGTGCAGGTCATATAGTCAAAGCTCTCACTGCAAATCAGTCTGGAAT